ACTATACCAAACTATATGGCAAATAAATTAGCAAGAAATCGCAGATTGTACCCAAAATGTGTTGACATTATCATCTTTGGCTGTTATAATAAACTATCTGAAAACACTTACGACGTTCGTTGGCGCGCTGTTGTACCTTTTGATACGATACGCCAAAACCTCAGACCATGTCAAGAAAAGTTCTCTAATAACTGGACAACTGACCACGATGGTGTACGACGTATAAAGTATTTCTACAATACACGCGGTGATGATCGCACAATATATAACCACAATGTTTAAGGAAACAAGTATATGAAATTTGATAATGACAAACCAAAAATCCATTTAGTTCCGCCAGAAGCTATCATTGAAGCTGCTAAGGTATTTGGTTTTGGTGCTGAAAAGTATGGTGAAAACAATTGGCGGCATGACATAAATAAATTTCCAGTATCTCGTCATTACTCTTCTATTCAACGTCACCTTTTGGCGTATATTTCTGGTGAAGATATTGACCCAGAGTCTGGCTTACCACACGTATCACACGCATTAACTCAAATGATGATCCTTTGTATGACAACACTTGAGTCTGATCCAATTGATACCGATGATAGATTTAAAGGAGAAGATGATGAATAGCGTAAGTGACATTCGTAATTATTTTATTGACGAACTAAAAGCTGAACGATTTACTACAGATAAAACTGGTGCAAAAACAATCGAGCTACTTGGTGCATCGTTTGTCGCTGATGAACCTGCTATCTTTGGTAAACCTGTACAAGAATATATTAATGCGGAGTTGGCATGGTATGAGTCGCAATCAACAAACATTAATGATATCTATGGACCATCCAAACCTGCTCCTGCCGCATGGCAATATTCAGCAGATCCGCACGGTAATATTAATTCCAACTATGGCCATTTAGTATTCTCTAAAAAATATCATAACCAATTCCAAAATGCTTTTGATGAACTATGGAGTAACCCTGATAGCCGTCGTGCTCAAATGATTTATAATCGTCCATCTATTTGGGTTGAGTTTGACGAAGGTGGTAAGTCTGATTTCATCTGTACTAATGCACAAACATTCTATATTCGTGATGGTATCTTACATATGGTATCTCAAATGCGTTCTAATGATGTTGTGTTTGGCTACAAGAATGATTATGCGTGGGCACAATATCTTATGGATAAGTTTGTTGCTCAATGGAATGAACAATGTAAACTTCCCGGCAATAAGCACTTTACTATTCAAAAGGGTATGCTTACGTGGCAGGTAATGAACTTACATACCTATGAACGTCACTTTGATTTGGTAAAACAATGAGTGCAAGTAGGGAAAGCTATTATGCTTATATGGGAAGACGAATGAAAGAAGACGATACAAACCGCCTTAAATGGGATAACCGTTTTATGTCATTAGCGACTATGATCGCTGATTGGAGCAAAGACCCTTCAAGTAAAATTGGTTGTGTTGCTGTTAATGATGATAGACGCATATTGGCTACAGGCTATAATGGGTTTCCAAAAGGTATTGAAGATACTGAAGATCGTTTAAACGATCGTCCTACCAAACATAGTCTTGTAGTACATGCTGAAATGAATGCACTTATGAATGCGTTATATGCCGGTGTATCACTAAAAGACTCTACTTTATACGTATATGGATTACCTATATGTTCTGATTGTACCAAACTTGTTATTCAAGCGGGTATTAAACGTGTAGTCATATCATCAGATAAAAGTGTTAAAGGTGATTGGCAAAAGGTATGGGAAGAAAAGAGTTTACCTATGTTTAAAGAAGCAAATGTACGGGTAACTTCACTTGGCGAATAACTTAACGGACATATATGTTGGCGTTAAAAAGAATGATCCAAATAGAACGGTGAATGATTTTTATCCTACTCCTCCCTTAGCAACATATATTCTATGTAAATACGGTAATGTACCGCATAAAGTTATAGAGCCATGCGCTGGTCGTGGGCATATTTCATCAGAGCTTTTACGTAATGGCCACGATGTTATATCCTACGACCTTAACGTATATCCTAATACTCTCACTAACATAAATACACCATACGACGCATTAGAGTTACCAAAAGATAAAGACGTTAAAGGTGTAATCACTAACCCTCCATACCATAAAGATTTGCCACGCAAACTAGCAGAAAAATGGACAGACGAATACGATTACACTGCAATGTTTTTACGTTTAACGTTTCTTGAAGGTAAGAAGCGAAATAAACTGTTTACATCTAACCCACCTAGTGATATAATATATCTATCAGACAGAGTAAGATTTGATTCTAACATATTAGAACCTGTTGATAAAAAAGACCAAATTGGTGGTATGATTGCCTATATGTGGATCATATGGGATAAGACAGCGGAACATAAATACACTCGTTGCCAGTGGGCAATGTTAGAAGATGAATATAGTGAATGGAAATTAAATTATGATAAACATAGTAATACCGGCAGCAGGTGAAGCCACACGTCTTAAACCGTTAACATCAAACTGTTCAAAGGCAATGGTACGTGTACACGGCAAACCAACTATCGAGTATATTATTGAATCCATTTATAATAATACGACAGGAATAAACCAAATCGTTGTCGTTGATGGTAAACATAATGACATCAGAGAATGGGCTAAAAAATACGATGTAGTTAAATGCGTAAAGCAGGGATCTCTTAATGGTCCCCGTGATGCTATATCAGTTGGTATTGAAAGCTTAGATGATAAATCATTGCCACTTGTTGTTTGGTTAGGTGATGCTATTATCCTTGAGGATGAGCTGCCACTTGGTTCTGATTTTCTATTAACTAAACAAGTCGATGATCACTTTGCTTGGTGCATGTGGGATGGTAACAACTATTTTAATAAACCAAAAAACACAGTTCCAAATGCTGACGCGCTTGTCGGTTTATATAGTTTTAGTGATGGGATAAAAGCTTCAGATTGTTTTTATGATACTGATGGTTATGAAATATCCGATGCGCTTGAATTATATGGTGCCTTTAATAATATAAACACTGATCGTTGGTATGACATTGGCGATATCGCATCGTACCATAAAACTTGTGCAGAGTTCCTTACATTTAAGGCACGTGAGTTTAATTCGTTTGAATATAGATCAGACATCAACGCCATTACTAAAATACCATCTCATAACAATACATTTGCTGTAAGAACAATTATGAACGAAAAGAATTGGTTTGAAACTCTCAATCCAGTTCAGAGTATGTTTGTTCCTAAAATTCTTAAAGACGATTACGCATTGTCAATGTCATACGAGTCAGGAATTCTATTATCTGATTTGTTTGCACACGAAGAGATTTCTAATAGTACTATTGATTACTTAATTGAAAAAGTTATTCTGGCTATGCGTACTCACTTCCATGGTAAAGCCACATTAGAATTTACTGCTGACTTCCATGATAATGCTGAAAAGATGTGGGTCAATAAAACATCGGAACGTCTAACATGTTCTAAAGATTTTTATAACGGTGTCGCACAACGCTGCCTTGATAAAGCTGAACCTGTTTCGGCAATGCATGGCGATTTACACTTTGGTAATATTCTATATAATCCATATAATGATAGTATCACATTGCTTGATCCTCGCGGTTCGTACGGAGACCATGTTGGCTGCGGTGGTGATTACTTATATGATATGTGTAAACTATCACATGACTTATATCATGGCTATTCTGAATTAGTTACAGGAAACAAATATCCTGATTATGTTTCCTGGTCATTTAGTAAACTAGTTGACAAATACTATCCGACGGTATATAATGAAATAATTGATGGTGGTGCTTTATTGATTGCTACCTGCATTAAATTACACTATGATTGTCCAGACAGACAACAAAGAATGAAAGATTACGTAAATGACTACGCAAAAAACATTAGTCGTTGATTTAGACGATACTATATGTATTCCTAATCATGACGAAAAGGATACATATAGAAAATATGGATTAGCACAGCCAATCCCTGAAATGATAGAAGCACTTACTAAAGCAAAAAAGCTTGAATATAAAATTGTTATTAGTACTGCGCGAAGAATGTTGACTCATCGTGGAGACATAAATAAAGTCATAGAGGATGTTGGTGATATTACTACAACGTGGTTAAATGAGCATAAAGTACCTTACGATGAAATACAATACGGTAAACCATATGGTGTTTACTATATTGATGACAAGGCCATGCTTCCCTATACGTTTATAGAATTGATGAAGGATTAGATTATG